GTCAACAAATGTATCGTCATCCAGACCATCTGATATAAAACCGAATGGAGCCATGTCCTGTTCAATTTGATTTTTTTGTTCCTCATATATTCTCTTTCTTATATCGTTATCAGTCATTTCCTTAAAATAATCCTGTGCAACCAACCATGCAAAGATTACAAGACACATTGCTAGATCATCATTACATCCTTCCTCTGCCTCAAAAGAATTGTGTTTTTGGGCAAATGTTGTAAGTTCAGAAATAATCTCATAGTCGCAGGTTAGTAACTTATCATCTTCAATTAGTGTTTTTAAATTACTACAACCTAATTTTTTGACTGCAGCAGTCATTCTAACACCTAACTGAGACTTCTTACCTGAGAAACCCTGACCAACTACCTGACCATTTCTACCTCTCATCGAAGCCATCAATAGATTATCATATTCAAGATCATATTGCAAGATGCTTGCTACTTGATCTCCAATATCATTTACCTCAATCAAAAGAAATGCATTATTATATCCCTTAGCAACACTGTGAATTATGTTAGGGAATAACATCGGTTTGATTTCATTGTTTCGATATTTTGCTACAACTTTATATGGAAACTCAGTTATATCAAATACAATGAACGCAGAATAGTCATTACCTAAACCACGAGCAACGTCAACTGTGATCATATAATTATGATCTTTAACTGAGTCCTCATAGATATCTAAACCAGCATTTTTTGTTATAGGGGCATCATATATTAAATTTCTTAGTTTACTAGGTGCTATGAGAGTATTAACAGATCCTAGAAACTCACATTCAAACTCAACTTTAAACTGTTGCTCAGATGTATTTGCTATTGTTTGTGCTTTCCAAGCATCATCTCTACCAGGCACTTCTCCCCAATGAACATCGGTTGGAATATATCCATTGGTTCCTCTTTCAGCATCATGCCACATTCTATAGAAGTGGTTCATACCACGAGGAGTAGATACGATTATAACTTTAGTGCTAGTACCAGAAGAAATTGTAGGGTAAACAGATGCAAAGAAATCATCTGCTACATGATTTGGTACGAAAGCAAACTCATCAAGAAATAGTATGTTGAAAGACATACCCCGAACAGCAGATGCAGAAGTAGATGCTGCTAATATTTTTGACCCGTTATCTAATTCTAGTGAACCTTTGTTCCATGCTATGATACCCTGTTGCATCCATTTTGGTAAGTTCTCATACGCTGTTTGCAATCTACCTAGTAGATCCATTGCAATTTTTGCTTTGTTAGCAAGAATACCTATATTGATACTATCATTGAATATCGCATAGTGTAAAAGATAAGATACCACAGTAGTAGATTTACCAGTCTGTCTTGGCATCTTGCAGATATTAAACCTGTTTTCATGAAAGTTCCTTACGAGTTTTTCTTGAAAAGGATATAGATTAAATGGAACTAAACCTTCATCAAGTGATACTATCTTTATGTATTTCTTTGCAAAATAAACTGGATCATCCTTACACTTTAAGAACTCAATGATATTCTCTTCAGAGAACTCTATCGGTGTATTTGCTTTTTTTAAATTAGGATTTCCAAGATATACATTATCAACCATAATAATTAACTCTTTGTTTTCTTTTTCATCGAGTTGATGAATTTTCTGTAGACTGCTGCCTCAGAGGTTTTACCCATTTCTCTTGCCCGTTGTTCCATAGCAACAGCAGCTTGAATTTTATGAGCATGTGATCTATTAGATTTCCTGATTTTTGCAACAGACGCTTTAGCAGTAGCAACGTCCTTGAAACCAAGTCCATGTATAGTTCCTTTAGGATTTTCATCTGTATATAAGTCTGAATGTTTCTTTGAGTTTGCTGGTTGACCTTTCTTTCTTGGAATGCGTGGGTTTGACTCTTCCTTTACATCTTTTTTCTTATTTACCTTCTCAATATAATCTGCTTGTTTACCGTGACTTTTTACAGATTTACGGAGTTGTTTTACTATCTTAGATAACTTAGGATCTTTACCTTCTTTAACATCATCTTTACTATCAAGATAATCAGCAGCAGTGTCTAAGTAATCTGATGCTTTAGTAATCTTTGATTGAACCCACGCTTTAAAATTATCTTTTTTTAGAGTGTGTTTTTTGATTCGCTTAGATGCTCTCTTAGCAGTTTTTAATTGACTGCGTATCATCTCAGGTTCATGATCTTTTTTCTTCTCCTCTTCCATTGCCTGTTTCCGAATGGTTGCGAAGTAAACTTTCTTACCCTCTTCCTTACCATATTGTTTCTGCATGCTTTTCTTCATATCAGACTTATCATACTTCTTCTTTAATCTATCGTCTTTTCTTTTCTCCTTTTCAGTCATCTTTTTCTCAACTAATTCACCATCTGGTTCATAGTGTGCCTGATCATATTTTTTCTTCACTGAATTCTTAGTAGATATACCATCATCACTTATAATTTCATTCTTTATTTTTACATTTGCCTTGAATGGAAATATAGCATTACCAGATAACTTCTTCCTTTCCGTTAAAGGATCATAAGAATTAAACTGATTTTCAGGTTTTTTCATTCTTTCTAAAGTTTTTTTATCAACTTTTTTTCCACCTACAAAACCTTGCTGATCTGTTGGAGTATTCAATTTGTCGTCTAAATTTGGTGTTGTTGCTTTTATTTTTTCCTCTCTTTCTTTTTGTTTTTGCCTTAATTCTGCTTCTAAATCTGGTCTTAGATTTTTTCTATCGTTTGTGGATCCATCTTTTCTAGGTCTTGCCATTTGTAATACAGATCCAAAACCACCAGCAGCTGTAGTCAAATATGGTAGTGCCTTCTTAAGTGCGTTTGTTTTGTTAATTGTTTTTAGAAAAAACGGTAATGCGACATTATTTTCAGTTATATCACCATCTGGTTTATGTGAAGCAGATATGGTTTTATTACCTTTACTTACTAATAATCTATTTTGAGAAGGTGTAAGTGGGACCTCTTTAGTTTTTGTCTCTGGTTTTAAATTATCTGGTAAACCATACTGATTTCTAGATCCACTTGGGTTTATGATTATTCCATCTTTATATCCACCAAACGCTATTTTTCCTGCCTCTGTAATATGAGTTCCTGTCCAAACTCCTTTACCATTTAATCTTGGTCTCATATGATCAGGTCCAATAATATCAGTTACAAGTGCAGTTACATCTCCATCAGAATTTTGAATCTCTACGCTTTCTCCTACTCCCCCTGAGCCATTACCACCACCATTACCACCATTGCCACCGTTACCATTTCCACTACCATTCCCACCGTTCCCATTTCCGTTAGAACTTCCGTTAGATTTGCCATTACCATTACCATTCTTTTTAGAATCCTCCTTTTCGTCTTCACGCTCTCTACGAAGATACCCACCAACTCCTCTACGGAATCCTTTAGGGATTGGTTTGCACTTGCTATCTTGGTAACAGTAATAGTGTCCTTCCTTACACTTCTTCATTGTAGCGATTATTTCTCGTCTTTATTATTTAGAAAGCCTTTCTTTAGCATCTTTGAAAGTTCGGATGTTGACCCTACAAATAAAGCATTATTAGTAACGTTATTTGTTTTCGGAGCATCTTCATTTACATCTTTAATTTTTTTCTGAAGATCCATCAATTTATCAGTGGTGTCTGCAACTGATTTTATAAGTTGACCTGCTACTTCATATGCTCTTGGACTTGCACTCTCACCAGCAACCTCCATGATTCCATTAATTGCTTCCTGACCTTTTTCTATGATTGAATACAAGTTAGCACGAGTATACTCATAATCTTTTTCAATTTCATTTATCTTTGAGACTTCTTTTGGAGGACTCACTTTCTTAGTAGGCACTATATCAGTTTCACTGATATTCAATGCTTTATCAATAGATTCATAGTTTTCCATTAGATGTCATTTCTTGTTGTTGGACTACGATCCCTAGCATCACCAAAGAACTCAGATGTTTCACTGAATCCAAAGTCATCGCCTGGAACGATAAGTGCATTATCATTACTATCTATAGCACCATCACTGTTATAATCCTTAGTTGCA